GCCAACTCCTGCGCCTAGCTTGGCAGAGGTAATTGAGCCATCAGCTATTTTTGCTGCGGTTACAGCGTTGTTGACAATCTTTGCCGTAGTGACTGTGTTGTCATCAGGCGTACCAACTGACACCACAACAGCGTGTGCTGCCATGACCTCTACCGCTGAACCATTAGGCGGTGCTGTGCTGAAGGAAAGCGTTGTGCCACTTACGGAGTAATTGCTCTTGCTCTGATACACACCATCAATATAGATGTTGGTGTTATTCTCTGGTGACTGTGCCGACAATGTGAATGCTGTCGTACTACCGTTACCAGTGAACTGACTGAGCTTGAACTCTGTGCTTGCTTCTACAGGAGCAATAGTAGCTGCTGTAATTTCAATAGCGGCACTGGTTGCTGGGGCCTCTGAAAACGTAAGGACATTGTTTACAATCGCATACGAAGTTTTATTCTGGTACACACCATCAATATAAACTAACGTATTATCTTCAACAGGGTTTGATGACAGCGTGTAAGCAGTCGTTGAGCCATTGCCTGTAAAGCTGTTTAGCTTTAAGTCAGCAGCACCTCCACCAATCTCGCCCCACTGAGTTGTATAGCCTTCAAACTTACCTTCGGTGGTGTTGTATCTAAACTGACCAGCCACACCTGAAGGACGTTGAGCTGTAGTACCTGCTGACATCTTGACAGCGGAAGTGCCTGTAACTGTTACTGAGTTAAAGCTAGGATCAGTACCTATAGATGCTGCACTAGCGGCAGCAGCAGTAGCACTAGTGGCTGCATTGGTAGCTGATGTAGATGCACCACTGGCTGACGAGGCAGCAGCAGTTGCGGAATTAGCTGCGTTAGTAGCATTAGTAGCTACAGCAGATTCTGAATTAGATGCGTTGGTTGCTGATGTAGCAGCTTCGCTTGCTTTAGTTGTTGCAGTAGAAGCACTCGTAGACGCACCAGATGCGCTTGTAACGGCTTCTGCGGCCTTAGTAGTAGCTGTGGTAGCACTAGCGGCTGCGTTAGTCTCAGCAGTCTCTGCGTTGGTTTCAGCAGTCTCTGCATTAGTCTCTGCTGTTTCGGCAGCAGTCTTAGCTGTTGTAGCGGATGTTGCGGATGTAGCTGCTCCTGTCGCGCTTGCGGCTGCGGCATTAGCTGAGTTCTGTGCGGCTGTGGCATAAGCTGATACACCTGTCGCGCTTGTTGCGGCAGCGGAAGCTGAGTTAGCTGCTGCTGTTTCTGAGCTTGATGCACTACCTGCACTTGTTGCAGCCTCACTTGCTTTGTTAGTAGCTATGACAGCTTGTGCGGTTACTGCGGTTAACGTGGCATCTGTGTTGGAATCACCAGCACCACCGTCTCCTCTAAAAATTGCCATGAATAGCTCCTAAGAAAACAAGAAAGAAAGGGGGACTCCGCGAAGAATCCCCCAGTTGCACTAAGCCTTACTTAACGGCTAGTACGAATCCTGCTTCTGGACGCATTACTTGACAACCGTAAAGCGTATCAGCAGTGTACAAAGTTCCTAAGAACTCCTGCTTGTACTGAGTCTGTGAACGTACTGCTTGCTGCTCCGCAAGAACATTAGTGTCCTTGTGAATCATCTGTGCGCCACGGATGGAAGCACCACCAGTAGTGTCAATAACAGGCACGTTGCTAGAAACAAATACATCAACACCGTACAGGTTACCAATCTTACCAGTCTCTACAGTCTTACCGTTTACAAAGTCAGTAGAAGTGTAACGCTCAATACCCATGATAGCGTTACGCAGAGAAGGAGGAACAATAAAGCTACGTCCGTCCATAGGTACGTCTGCATCATCCATCTTCTGAATAAGCTCACGGAAAGATACGTCTGTAAATGCACCAACGTCAGCAGCACCATCAGCGTCAAACGCTTCAAGAGTACCTGCGGTAGCACCAGAAGCAACAATCTGGAAAGATGCGTTGTGTACAAAAGATGTGCCGTTACCGTTACCAAAAGACTTGCCCAGATTAAAGAGATCGTTATCTACCTGCTTGGCAAGACCGTATCCTGCGTCACCAGTGTAGAACTGACGTAGTGAGGCCAGGGCCTGTACTTCAGTGATGTCTTCAATCATACGAGAGAATTCAAAGTGCTTGTTGATGTTAATTAGAACTTCTGACTCAACAGAGTTCTGGATAGTTACTGCGGTTTCTGCAACCTTAGCGTGAGCTGAACCACGAGTAGGCTTAGGAACGTGAATGGTGTCACCTTTCTTACCAGTCATGCTCATTTTCTTTACTAGGTTTGCAAGAACCAAGTTGGTTTTATAAGCAGCAATTACTTCGTCACTCCAGATTTCTGGGATAAACTTAGCTGCGCTAGTGTTGTCTACTGCTCCACCCATTGCGGGATATACTGATGTAGCCATGATAATACTTCCTATAAAGAGTTAGTTACGTACTCTCCCTTCCGCATAGGCTTGCATGATTTCATCAGACAAGGATAAATAACGGTCAGGATCGTTTTGCATTAGTTTAATAATGTCTGAGCGTCTATAGACCTTGCGAGATGCTGCTTCTCCACTTCCTTTTGCACCGCCTGTTGAGGCAGTCTTAACAGCTTCTTTCCTGCTCGCTTTCTCTTGTGTAACAGTTTGACTAACAGCTTGTTGACGTTCCTTCCAGTTAGTGAAAAGTTCATCAGCAGCTTCATAGTCATACTGCGTATCCGCTTGTGCAAAGAGCTGAGTACGAATCTTTGATCCTTTAATCCAATCAACAAACTTACTATCCTGTAGAATCTCTTGCATGTCGGGATGACGTTTCTGCAAATGACCCTGCGCTGTTGCTTGTTTGTACTGCTGAGTTTGTGCTTCAGCAGCTTTGATTGAAGGATGATTCTTAATCGCTCTCTCGACAGCCTTGTCGGGATCAGAGAAAAAGTCTATGTCTTCTTCAGGTTGTTGGGTTGCTTGTGGTGTTGTGTCGAGTTGTGTCTGTATGTAGTTGTCAACAACGGATCGCAACTCCCCTACTTCTCCGCTTTGCTTTCCTAGTAGCTTCTCAGCTTCTTGGTGCATCCTTACAATTTCAGCGGTTGACTTTCCTTTGTACTTGTCAGGGATGTCATCTTCTTGAGGAGTTTCCTGCTCTACAGGTTCCTCAGTTATTTGACTTACTTCTTCTTCGTTGTCAACGTCTTCAGGTGGACGCTCGTCTATTAGTGTTGCCATTATTAAACTCCGTGAGTATTCTCATTATGGAGGTGTATTATGCAGGGCTTCGGTTAGGAGTTGGCCTTGCGTTCTTGTTGCAGCTTCTGCGCTCTGTTCTTTTCCCACTTAGCAGTAGCACCCATAAAATCTCCGCTAATAGGGTCTAGCTTACTTCGCACAGCACTTACAATTCTTTTTGCTATCTTGTCACAATCTAAGCAGGGAATGTGGGTACACTCTGAATCCGTGTAGCGTTCATTCGTGTGTCCATCTTCACAGCGGTATTCGTAGATAGCTCTCATTAAACAGCTTCCTCTAGTTCTTCCGCTTCTTCTTTAGCCTGTGCTTCGGCTGCTTCAATCTGTGCTTCAAGATTAAGTAGGCTGGCAATGACAGCAAGTTGTCCTTTGCGAAAGCGCAGGTCATCGTTGTCTTTGGTTAGCTCTACTGAGTCAATTACCGCTGCATTGTTCTGTAAGTCTTCCTGGAGCTGTTTCCAGCCATCAGAGGCAAACATTCTGTACATGTTACGGTAATATAGTTCAAGTTCTTTACTAATCATACTGTTTCTCCCATAAGGACAGATGAGTTAAAGTGTGTGTACCTTGTTATTATAACATAAAAGCATAAGAAAGTCAAGCGTTATTTCTTCTTTTTACTTGACTTCTGTGCTGGTTTGTTGTATATAGCGTCCCAGTTACTGGCAAACTTGGCAGGGTCTATCTTACGCTGACTGCTCCCCTTACCGCCATGAGTCTGGCCCTTCATCACCTTTTAACTGGCTTCTTCTTAGGCGGTTCTTTTTTCTTAGGCGGTCTTCCAACCTTTGTTCCGTATGTTCCTTTACCGTATGGCATATTACTTTCTCCTAGACTTAGCGCCAGAACATTTCCAACGCTTTCTTGATAAATTGTTAGGTGTGTTAGGATCATTCTGTTTTTCTTTAGACAGTCCTTTCTTAATACCTAAGCTCCTAGCGCAGTAGCTATCACCCTTAGAAGTTCCAGGTTTTACTCTAGGGCCACCCCCTTTAGCTTTACCTGCTTGTCCGTAGCTAACCTTCTTACCGCTAGAGGTTATCTTAACCTTTGCTTTTCCCTTTCTTGGCGTTGCCATCTTTAGCTCCTGTATTATCAGCTAGTTGTTTCTTTAGCTGTACAATTTCATTGTTTAGTTGCTCAAACTTTACATTTATCTGAGCTACTACGCTTTCTAAGTCTCTCGTACTGACCATTACTGTAGTCCCTGTGTTGGCATTTGCTGTGGCATAACTGACTCTTGGGGTGCTGGAGTTGCTTCTACATTGCCTTCCTTAACCGCTACTTCTCTTTCTTTTAATAACTGCTTAGAGATTTCAAGACGCTTCTGGAACTCTTTGTCATCTGCATCTCCAGCTTTAAGGTTTGTAGTAACAGCCTTGATACGATCAATCTCAAGCTCCTGCGGTATAGCCTGTGCCTCTACTGTAATCTTCTGCGCTCTAGCAGCAGACTCTTGTGCCTGTCCATTGAGTGCAGCAGTCTGTGACTGTTGGAATTGCATCTGAGCTTGCTGTGCTGCCTGTTGCGCTTGCTGTGCTTCTGGATTAGGCTGGTTAGCTTGCTCTAGTGTAGCAATCAACTCTTCACGGTTAGACAGGTTCATGTTGTCAATGATGGACATGACCAGCTTAGGATACATAGGAGTATCTGGTGACATGGTTTGTAGAAGCTGTACTAGCTGTGTTACTTCGTACTCACGAGCAATAATGCCCAAGGAGCTAGAGGTGTGGAACTTGTAGTCAGCTACTGGGTATAGCTCAGGCTCAAACTGCATGTAACGCCACGCAGCCTTCTGAACAAAAGGAATAAGGAAAGAGTCTTGGAAGTTGATCAAGGTTCGCTTGTGACGCTTGATAATAGCACCTAACGACATAGAGACACCAGCAGCAGTGGCTTCGCCATTGATAGAACCAGAGATACCTGCTGAGTCAATAGCACCTGTGGCTGTCTGAACCATAGTCTGCAAAGCCTGAGCCTGTGCAAAGGTAATCTGATTGACCTGACCAAAGTTAAATGGCTGTAGAATCTCAGCAGGGTTGCCATTGGTGAGAATAGTTTTCCCTGGCTGTATGCTGGGCTTAGCGCCTCTAGGCATACGAGAAGCGTCCATAGCCATCATTGGGTGTATGGTTAGTGCTAGAGCATCAATACGTGCGCGTAGTTCTGTGTCTAACGCCTTCTGGCTGTTATAGCCTTTCTCGCATACTCCTCTGCCCCAGAAGCGGCTAGGAACAACATCCCAAGGGAATGCTACGACTGGACGATCCTGCATCATGTACGGGTTCTTCTCAGCCTTTAGCAGTGTACCGCTGTTAGCGATAACAACCATAGCTTCTACATAGTAGGAATCATCGTCTTCATCGTCAAACTCTACAACCTCTGCATCTTCAGCTTCTTCGTCTTTTATAGCTTTCTCAAGCAAGTGACGAGGAACAAGACCATAGTACTTAGTCAGACGAACCTTGTCCTGTTCAAAGCTGTTCAAGTCCTGATCAGGCTCAATGTCAAAGTCAGAACTAGCTAACTCTACAGGTACGTCACGATAGACACCCTTCTCCTGTAGCTGCTCAACAAGGTGTGAAGACACATACTCATCTACTGCACAACCCAGTGCTGAATCAATGTCAGTAGCAACAGGGTCAATAAGGAAGTTCTGTGGCATGACAGGACGCAGCTTAACGCAGGTACGATCAGCAATAGTAACGCCCACCGCTTGTAGCTCACCGCCCATAACAGGCTGTGTAGCCGGTTTCATTTCTTTTTCTTCTTCTAATACAATCTCAGCTATGCCTGTACCAAACACTGCTGCGTTGATAAGACACTCAGCCACACTCTTACGTACTTTGTTCTTTGCAAAGTCTTCTTCCAAGTAACCCCGCAGTGTAGCAATGTCCTGTGGGTTCTGATCACGTACATCATCTTTAATATCAAAGAACTTACCACGACCAAACGTGGCTTCTTCTAGCTCAGCAACGGAAGACTCTACAGCCTGCTGCAATGCAGGAGAGATAATCTTAGATCGCTCTGAGGCGCGTGAACGATCTTCAGAAGACCAGATACCACGCCATAGACGATAGTACTCATCAAAACTTTCTTGGTAGTTAGCACTGAAGTGATCTCGCCAGTCATCACACTTCTGGATTACCCAGTTTTCTAGGTGCTGCTCTGTAGCGAAATTCTCTTTATCTTCTAACATAGTTAATACCCTGCGTATTTATCTAGGAATTCGTAGTCTTCTTCTTCATAGTCAAAAGCATAGGAGACTTTAGCCAACTGGTCTATGTATGCTAAGCAATCTATCAAGTCATCATGGACTAATGGATTAGGGAACTGGAATAGCTCATCTAAGAACTCTGTGTTCCACTTACCTTTGTTTAATGTAATGTTGCCGTGTTCAAAGCGTCCTTGCAATGCCCATACAATACGATCTACTTTCTTCTTGTTGCCGTGAGTAAGCTCTTCTACTCTAAAGAATCGTTGGTTCTTCTTCATCTGATCGTTGAGGTAGGGACTGACAGCGTTCTTTAACGCTCCTTTTTCAATTCCGACTGCGACTGGCTTGTACTTGTCAACTGCTCCGAAGATACGTCTGGCGGTCTCTTCAACGCCCCAGCGCCCATATATGATATCAGCAACCCACCAGCCTTCCACGCCCGCTTTAACAACAGCAATGCCTGTTTGGTCAAGTCTTGCAGTTTTGGTAGTCGCTTTCTGTACGTCTGCAAATCCTGCCAAATCGACAGCAACATAATACTCACCATCTGTCGGCTCCTCTTCGCTAAATAACACATCTTCTTCTTTAAATAGTTCACTGCCGTGCGCCTCAAAGGAAGCCATAAACTCCTGACGGAAGCTGAAGGCTGACATAGATTTCTCAGCAGCCTTGATTTCAGCAGGGTCTAATAGCGGGTTGTCAAAACTGGTAAAGTGATAACCATTCCAGTCTTCATCTTTAGAAACACTGGCATAAGTAAATAGCTCGTAGAAGTGGTTGCGTCCCATTGGCGTACCAATGAACATAGCAGAACCCTTCTGATCCGCAAGAGCAGGACGTAGGATTTGCTCCCACACCTCTGGCTTCATGTCAGCGTACTCATCCATGACCAAGTACTTCAGGCTAACACCACGCATAGTCTCTGGTCTATCAGCACCCTTCAGCGTCAACAACGCACCGTTGATAAACTTAATCTGTAGGTTGTTGACATGGCTAGAGGCTATGACACTATGCCCTAGCTCCAGCAGCATCTGCCACATGATGTCCCTAGCCTGACCCTGTGTAGGGGCAACGTAAAACACCTGACCTTTCTTAGAGGATAGACAGTTAAGTATTAGCGACCAAGCAGCCAACCTACTCTTACCTGTACGCCTACCTGCCGCTATCACTTTAAATCGTGTAGGGTCTTCGTAGACTTCTTGCTGCCAAGGTAGTAGCTCAACCTTTAGATCAGCCAAGCTAGTACGTCCACATTACAGGAGATTCATTACCGTCAAGGTTGCGGATGTCAACATGCACAAAGCCACGAGCAACTCCAATTCCTGAAAAGCCCAGCGAGATAGCCTCCTGAACAATTCTAAACCGTTGTACACCGTCACTGACTTTAATGTCTGCTGCAATACCTTGGGCATGTGTTCCTGCTTTCTCCTTCTTGGCTTCTATGGGGTGGTCTTCAGAACGATAACCACTCGTGATAACAAAGGGGAAGCCACATCTTTCACGCAACAAGTCCAATCTCAGCAGTAGTACATCACTAATCTCATTCTCACCTGTATATTGACAGGCAAACTCTTCTCTAGTGAAGTAATCTAAATCGTTGTTGATGTTATGCATCTGTGTATTCCCCATCAATGGGTTCATCATTACCAGATATAATGGTAGTCTCGCCACCAACGCCAGTA